ATGGAGTAGTGAAGAATATGTGATTCCATACGTATCACCACTCGATAAAAGAGTACATAGATACTTTCCTGATTTTTATATCAGGTATAAAAGTGCAACGGGAAAGATTATGAGAGAGATAATCGAAGTCAAACCCAAAAGACAGACAATGCCACCCAAACCCCAACAAAGAAAAACTAAGAAGTATCTAAATGAGATTACCACTTATGCAGTCAATGAAGCAAAGTTCAAAGCAGCAGAACAATATTGCAAAGATAGAAAGTATAAATTTCGTATATTAACTGAAGACGATTTGACCTAAAGACATAAATAGATTGTATGGGAATCTTTACTGACGTATTATTATCTAAGCCTGCAGACATAGAGTCCAATTCTAAAGAAGGAATAGAATGGTTTAAGAACACACTTCAGAAGATGAGTAGGTCTAAGTTAAAGAACATAAACTTACTTAGAGAAGAAACTGAAACTGATAATGTAAGGGATGATATCATAGGACACATGTATATGTTTGTATATGATGCATTGTATAAAGATGTTCTACCGTATTACGATAGATTTCCTTTAGTGATTCCAATGGATTTTACTAACAATGGTTTTATAGGGCTGAACTTACATTACATTGCACCCAAGTATAGGGCAATACTATTGGAAGAACTCTTCTCCCTAATTAGTGATACTGAATTAGATGGCGAAACACGATTTAAATTATCGTATGGTTTAATCAGGAAAGTATCGAGGTTCAGGTATGGGAAACCTTGTGTAAAAAGATACCTAACAACCCATATTGACGGACAACTAGAAAGAGTTCAACCAGTACATTGGAGTTTGGTTTCACAATTACCAAGTGCAAGATTTGGAAAGGGTACAAATACGTTAACAGTTTATAAAGACAGTAGGAAACAATTTTAATGGGAACATCAATAGACAAATTCAAATTCAACTTTGACCAAGGTGCAAGAAGCAATAGATTCTCTGTTGATATTCATTGTCCCAAACTCGGTTTCTCCTTAGAGGGTATACGAGTAGAAAGTTGTTCATTGCCAGGCAGACAATTAACAACCAATCCATGGTCTGAATATGGTGTAAGACGTAATATGGTGACTGGAGAGATATTAGAAGATGGTGGAACTATAGAGTTGACCTTCTTATGTGATTCATCATTTGAGGATAGATTTTTGATTGAATCATGGAATAGTATTATCTATGAGAATGCAGGATTACAAGAAGGTACTACAACCCATCCTATATTTGCATACTTAGATGACTACTCGGGAACAGTTAACATAGCACAATTAAGACATAACGATAAAGAAGCACTGACATATACATTAAATGAAGCATATCCATCTGCATTTGCACCTCAAGAAATGAGTCAAGGTGAAAGTGGGATTATGAAATTCTCATGTACTATAAGTTTTAGGAATTGGACTTCGGAATATAAAGCAGCACCTAAGTTGTCTGCACTAAATAAAGGAAGAAGAGCATTAAGAGGTTTTGCTGATGCACTAGGAACACTTGGAAGATACAACAAAACTGCACAGAAATTTGCAGATAGGTTGACAAGAAGTGATAGTAGACTAGGTAGGTTAGCAAACCTTTTTGGTGGAAATGGTTAAATACAATATGGAGTAAATTATGGGATTACCAATCCAAACAACACCCACATATAGGTGTGTGTTGCCAAGTAGTGGAAGGGAAGTTAAGTACAGACCCTTCTTAGTTAAAGAACAAAAGATTCTTTCAATTGCAAAAGAGAGTGAAGACCAAAAACAAATCTTCAATGCAATTAAAGACCTTATAGAAAGTGTTACGTTTGGTGAAGTGTTAGCAGATAACCTTGCAGTAATGGATTTAGAATATCTATTTCTCAAGACTCGTTCTGCATCAGTTGGTGAAACAACTACAGTAAACACATCTTGTAGTGATACAGATTGTGGAGGAAGTGCTACACTTAAAATCAATCTAGATGAGATTGAACCTAAAGGTGAATCAGCAGACAACAAAGTTATGATAAATGATAATGTTGGTGTCACACTTAGACCACCTGTTGTCAAAAACATAAAGAGTTTAGGAAGTGGTGAAGATGCAGATGTAGTAGAAATTCTAACAGCATGTATTGATTCGATATTTGATGAAGAGAATGTCTACATGGCAGACGAGACATCAGATAAAGATTTATTAGAGTTTGTTGAGAGTTTGACATTTGGACAACTAGAACAACTTAGTATTTGGTTTGAGTCTCTACCAAAACTAACTTACACAACAAGTGGAGCTTGTGAAGTTTGTGGTAAAGAGACTACGAGAACACTAGAGGGATTACAGAGTTTTTTTTAATATCTCTTTCTCATGAGTCCGTGTTTAATTATTATAACACGAACTTTCAGTTAATGCAACACCACAAGTATTCATTAACAGAACTCGAAAACATGATGCCTTGGGAAAGAGAAGTATATGTCAAACTCCTTCTTAATTGGTTAGAGGAAGAAAAGGAACGACAAAAGAAACAGAAATAGTACATAATGCATAAAGTGATTTTTTAATTTATATTAGAGGATAACAAAATGGCAGAAGAAGAGTACAAAGACCAGTCTAGCAATGAGGTCGAAATTGATTTAGATAAGTATATGGCACTTATCGAAAAACTTGATGAACAAGAAGATGTCATCAAAGAGATGAAAGAAGATGCCATCAAAGCAAAACGTGGACTCGAACCACCTAAACGAAAGTTTATGGATTTGTTTTTAGATGACAATGACCTTAATGAAAAGGCAATCATCGGATTTATTTCTTTCTTCCTAATGGTAGTGTTTGGTATGACTGACTTGGTCACTGCACTAGTATGGGACATGGACTTAAAGGTATCAGAAACAATCTACACATCATTTGTTGTAGTGACACTTGGTGCATTCGGTATATCAGAAGCAGGAAAAGCATTCGGTAAATAGGAAACATAAATGGCAGTCGAACAAGAACTTTCTAAACTAGTTAATAATCTAAACAAAACCAATAGACAATTAGTTGAGTCTAGAAAAGCATTAGGTACAGAAGCACAAAAAGAACTTGCAACACAAATCAGTGAACAAAAGACCGAGTTCTCTTCATTTCTTGCAAGTAGAAAAATGAAGAAAGCAGAAATGAGTTTTGATAAAACAAGACTCCAAGATGCACAAAGAATACATGAAGCAAATATCTGGAAGAAGACCGAATTAGAGAAGAACTTAGACTAAATGAACAATCCTCCAACAATGCAAAGAGGAGAGAAAAACTTAATAAAGAACTTAATGAGAATATTAAAGAACAATCAAGCCAAAGACAAACAGTAGAAGGTAAGTTTTCAGAAGTTGTTAGTCAAAGTTCAGATAATCTTGAGTCTGCAACCAAAGAGTATACAGATGTTTTAAAACAAGCAGGAGAAAGTGAATCTTTCAATAAGTTTACAAGTGGTCTTAAAACACTTACTGGTGGATTAGTTGACATTGCACCAATCTTTGATGATGTATTAAAATATGCAAATGCAATTAAAGATGTTGGTGTAGGTATAGTAGAATTTGGTGCAAATCTCTCAGAAATTGGTCAAGGTTTAGACTTCTTTTTTGGAGAAGACGCTATAGATAGTTTTAAAGAATCTATGGGAGCATTAACTCAAGGCATAGGGGACAAAATTAAAAGTGTATTTGGTGATATGTTTAAAGCTATTGGTGTTTATTTATTGAGAGCTGTTAAAGTTTTCGGTGCATTCTTTACAAGTGTTAAACTTGTCTTTTCCACGTTATTATCGGGTGATGCTGCGATGTTAGGTATCGTGCTTAAAAACATGTTCAAAAAACTTGGCACTTTAATGAAAAGTGTAATTCTTGCACCATTCAAGTTGTTGGTAAAGAGTGTTGGTTTCATGGTAAACAGTGTCTTGATTCCAATTGTATCAGGGTTAACTAAAATTCTATCAACCATATTAAAGGGTGTTTTGATGGCACTTAGAACAATGGTTGTTTCACTTGTGACTGCAATAGCAGGTTTAGGAGCTCCGTTCCTTATAATTGCAGCTGGAGTTGCACTTCTTGGACTTGGAATATATCTTGCTTGGGATTTTTTAAAAGAAAAATGGGAAGGTTTTACAACTAAAGTAAAGGAGATAGCCACAAAGATAGGTGACTTTGCTAGTAATATGGGTGAAAAGATTATGGAGTCTTTTCAGAAAGCCATTGATAAAGTAAAAGACCTTGGTGGAAGATTAGGAAGAAGGATTCTAAAATTCTTTGGATTTGGAGGAGATGATGAAAACCTAGAAGAATCCAAACCGATGCCTAAACAAGAACGACTAAAATACATGGAAGGTGATGGAACGGATGGTAAAGGTGTTGGGTAT